ACCGCCAACGGGGTCATATACGCTTCGAGCACCAGCGCACTGGCTCAATCGGCAAATCTTTCCTATAATTCGTCAACGAGTGTGTTGACTGTTGGGACAGGCACAACTGGCGGTATTTCTGGAGGAACCTTCTAATGGCGGCAACAAATTTCACCCCTATTTCGCTGTACTACAGCACTACAGCGACGACAGTCCCGTCTTCTGGCAATCTGGTCAGTGGTGAGCTTGCGCTCAACATTGCCAATGCTGACATGAGTGTTTACACAAAAAATGCTTCTGGCACTGTTAAGCTATTGTTCAACAACCCTGCGGCGTTGAAATATCCAACGGCGGACGGTACAGCAGGTCAAGCAGTGGTGACAAACGGTTCAGGTGTTCTGTCGTTTGGTACGGCTGGTATTACAACAGGTAAATCCATCGCGATGGCGATGATCTTCGGATTCTAAGGAGCAAATATGGCAAATCCAAACATTGTCAACGTCACGAGTATTTACGGTAATTCAGCATATGTTATTCCGTCAAATACTTCTGTTTCAGTTGCGTGGACACACAACGGTACAACTTCGCTGACAGGCTTGACACCTGCGGCTAATACTGTAAACCGTGTGACCAGTATTGTTGTGGCTAACGTCACTTCATCTGCGGCAACAACTACTGTGGCGATTTCAAACAATCCTACTTATGCAAGTGGTACGCCGTACTACATTGCATATCAAGTAAGTGTTCCTCCGAACTCTTCCGTGATTGTTACCGACAAGACTTCATCGTTCTATGTGACTGAGAACCAGTCTGTAGGCGTGATCTCTGGTACAGGTAGTGCGTTGAATTACACAGCCACATTTGAAGCAATTACCTGATAGGGGGCTTTCATGTCTCTTAATAAAGTTGGCGGCATTCTTTCTGTCGGGCTTGACGGCATCAATTCACCTGTAACAACGGTGGAGTACCTTGTCGTGGCTGGCGGGGGTGGTGGTGGTGTAGGTGGCGGTGCTGGCGCTGGTGGCCTTTTAACTGCTACAGGTTACGCTGTTACAATGGGTTCTGCCATCACTGTAACTATTGGCGCTGGTGGCACAGGCGGTAATGCAAGCAGTGCGCCAACTGCTGGTGTAAATTCAAGCATTGCTGGCGGTACAACTATTACAACAACGGGTGGTGGCACTGGTGGTCACAATGGCGGTGGCGGAGGTAATGGTGGTTCTGGAGGTGGAGGCGGAGCACAAAGCGCATTTAATTCTTCTGGTGGAACTGGAACTGCTGGACAGGGCAATAATGGAGGCTCTGGACAACAGACTGCACCCTATGCGACTGGTGGTGGCGGTGGTGCGGGGTCTGTTGGAGTATCGGGGGCAAGTGCCGGTATTGGTGGAAATGGCGGAGCGGGTATTGTTTCTTCCATTACAGGTTCACCAGTTCAATACGCAGGGGGCGGTGGTGGCGGTGCTTACAACAACACTGCAGGTTCTTTTGCTGGTATAGGTACTGCCGGAGGCGGTAATGGCGCACCCCTTACAACAGTTGGTATGCCTACTTCTGGCTTAAACAATACTGGCGGTGGCGGAGGCGGAGGAAATGCTAATTTTACTGCCGCTACCAATGGCGGCTCTGGCATCGTAATCATTCGCTACCCATCTTACTTAGCCCCTGCTACATCAACAACAGGTGGGCCTGAAATGTACGTTGCAGGCGCATGGCGCGTGTATAAATTCGTGGCATCTGGCACTATCACATTCTGAGGTTCTATGGCAAACGGTTTATTTAATCTCAAACAAGTCATACAAGCTGTTCAGCAAGGTGGTTGGCCCGCCCAAAGAACCCCGTCAGTTGAATATTTAGTTGTTGCTGGCGGCGGTGGTGGCGGTAAATTTAACGGCGGCGGTGGGGGCGGTGCAGGTGGGTTATTGGTAGGCATTGATCCAGTACCAAACGGTCAAACACTTTTAGTAACTGTGGGTGGTGGGGGCGCGGGTAGTTCATCTACTTTTGGTACAAACGGTTCAAATTCTGTATTTGGTGCATTAACTGCTGTTGGCGGTGGCGGTGGCGGAGCCGCTGATGGAGCATCTAGCACAGAGAATCCCGGTCGCTCTGGCGGTTCTGGCGGTGGTAGCGGGACAAACGGGTCTGGATCGGTAAATACTGGACAAGGCACGTTTGGTCAAGGTAATGCGGGAGGCCGAGGAAATTCTGATGCCGCAACTTGGCGGCATGGTGGCGGTGGAGGCGGCGCAGGGACTGTTGGTCTTGATGTAGTACCCGGTACTACTGGAGGTTATGGCTATGGCGGTGCAGGTATTGCTTCTGCTATTAACGGAACTGTAACTGCCTATGCTGATGGTGGAGGTGGCGGCATATATCAAGGTGTGACTGGTACTGTTTCCGGTGGTGTGGGCGGTGGCGGCGCTGGCGGTAATAACGCTGGCGGTTCGGCTACTGCGGGGACTACTAATACAGGTGGTGGTGGTGGCGGCGGCGGGGGCGCAACTGGCGCGGCTGGAGGTTCTGGTATTGTAATTATTCGCTACCCAACCGCATACGCTGATGCCGCAAGTGTGACCACTGGAACAAAAACAACGGCTAACGGGTATACGATTTATACCTTCCTTGCCTCTGGAACAATCACCTTCTAAGGAACAGACATGAGTAATAGATTAGGTGGTTTTATTGCAGGGCAGAACATCAACGTCTCGATTGGCACGTTCACGGCTGTAACTTCACCGACCTTTACCTTTGGATCTACGGCTGGAACTCCTGCTGTTGGTCAGGCTGTGCAGTTCACAACCACTGGCACTTTGCCAACTGGCTTGTCTATAAACACAACGTACTACGTTATCAGCACAAGTACAAACACTTGCCAATTCTCCACAACACAAAGCGGTTCTGCTGTCACGTTTACAAACAGTTCTGGCTCTGGCACTCACACTGCGGTAACCCAACGCGCATTTAATCCTTATGCTGGCGCTCCTGATACTGTTGAGTATTTAGTAGTTGCTGGCGGCGGTGGAGGTGGTTCGGCGGCATTTTACAATAGCGGTGGTGGCGGAGCAGGCGGTTTATTAACTGCGGCTAACTATGTAGTGGCCGCAGGTTCTGCGTTAACAGTGACTGTAGGTGCTGGCGGTGCAGGTAATACTTCGGGTTCAGCTAACGGCTCAAACGGCAGTAACTCTGTTTTTAGTGGTATCACAACTATTGGCGGCGGTGGCGGTTCTTGGGGTTCTGGTGTAGCCGCTAACTCGGGCGGTTCTGGTGGTGGCGGCGGCGTAAATGCGGCTGTTGCTGGAGGCGCAGGGACTTCAGGCCAAGGTAATGCTGGCGGCGCGGGACGAGACGGAGCATATTTCCCTGCTGGTGGTGGAGGTGGTTCGGGGTCGGTTGGAGATACCCTAAGTAGTAGTAATAGCGCTAATGCCGTAGGGGGCGCAGGAATCTGCTCCACAATCACTGGCTCACGTATATTTTACGCAGGTGGTGGCGGTGGTGGAGTAGGCGGCTCAATAGCTAGAGGATTGTCTACGCCTCCTGTTTGGGGTGGAGGTATTGGCGGCTCAAACCAATCAACAACTACGTATTCGGGTACATCCGCTATAGGAAATACAGGAAGTGGCGGTGGCGGCTCTGGCACTGGCGGAATATCCACTACATATCCAGCAGGTAATGGCGGTTCAGGCATCGTCATCATTCGTTACCCACAAATCAACTCAGCCCCGGCGCTAGTGACAGGCGCACCCCAAATCAGTTATTCTGACGGTTATCAAATTTACACTTGGACTTCTTCTGGTTCAATAATTTTCTAAGGAGCTTAAACATGGCACATTTTGCAAAAGTAGAGAACGGTGTAGTGACGCAAGTCATCGTCATCGAGCAGGACGTTTTAAACCTTGGTCACTGGGGCGACCCAGCATCTTGGGTTTTAAACGAAGACACTTGTCAGTGGGGCGCACCTACACCTATGCCTGTTGAAGAAGGCAAGATGTTTAAATGGGATGAGCCAACATTGTCATGGGTTGAATTCGTAGC